CTAGAAAAGGCCCCACGTCCTTCATTCGAATCACAACTTATCTAAGGGGTAATTATGAGGAAAGAATCTTCTTTCTCTCAAAGGTTAATTTTACTTGAGAAATTATTCGCCAAGGAACGATTTAATCGTTTCCTTACTTATAATTTCACCTGTATCTTACCCTATCTGGATAACACTCTCAAGCTTTCTCTTTGTCATGATTTGACTGACTCGCTTGGTTTTCCTCGCGAGTCTCTCTCGTCAGACTTGAGATTATTTGACTTGTTCCAGATTTACCTGTATTCAGTTGATTCTATCTCGATCAATACTGATGACTTAAGGTTGTCTTCTTTTATCTCCGATATTTCATTATATGGGAGGTTTAATGTCTACAATCCTTAGGCTCATTATTGTAAGGATACTTCAACTGTCTCTGGAATTACTCCTCGATAAGTTGGTTCACAATCTTCGCAGATTGCGGATCCGTATGAAAACAAAAGGATAACCCGATGCGTCATCGAACCTCTACGATTATAATCCCGACAGATAAGACTTGGCATGAACAGTACTCTCGAACTTATGAATTTCCTAATGCTATTCGCGTTAATTCTGCGAATACGTCTTTCGGAACTTCTGAGTTCTTGAGTGCGTCACGCTATTCTGATCTATTTGATTATTCTCTACCCCCATTACGTAAGTCTAAAAGGCCTCCATTTTATGGTAGGACCTATAAACCACGTTATGGTATCAAGCCATGTCATCATGAGAGTACAACTCTTTCCTTTGAAAAAGGGACTAGAGTTAAGTACGAACATAATGGTTCGCTTGGTTTTCAGGGTGACTTTATAGAGGTTAATACGCATACGTTCCATACCGGCGGCACGTTCCTGGCTCACGACTGCTCTATTACCAATGTTGCTGATGCTTTCGCATCTGCTCCATCTGGTATAGCAGACGTTTTCCATGAACCTGATTGGTTTGCCCTAACCGATTCTTTTCTCGAGGCCTGTGACTCTTTTGTGCCACAGTCCTTCTTCTTAGGGGAAGATATTGCTGAGAGTGACATCTTCATTGATGCACTTAAGCTTGTTATCAACCCTTCACGCGCTATACAAAAGCTTGTAAAAGCTGGAGTTAAGCACGTTAAGAAGTTTCGAGGGAAGACTCTCGGTCACGTCGCAAAGGAACTTTCCCGGAATGCAGCTAACACCAATTTGTTTTACCAATTTGGTGTTAAGCCCGCGGTGAAAGATATTACAGATGCTCTTAATGCCCACAACGTTGTGAGCAAGCGCATGAAGTATTTATCTTCCCATCTCGGGCAGTTCGTTCCTATCAGGGTTAAGACGAAAATTCCGTCATCTGTGTCCGATCATGTTCCAGGTATCATTGATTACGATGTTGAGACTTCATTCTTTTGTAATTATACAAGAAATGATTTAACAGCATGTATCACTGGTCTTGGACAAGTTCGGGCGGATTTCACTTACGGAGAGATATGGAAGGCCTATGTCGAGTACTTTGGTCTTAATAAGATCATTGGACTCGCATGGGAACTCATACCTTTCTCGTTCGTGGTCGATTGGTTTACCAATGCTCAGGAGAGGCTTAATAGCCTTACTCGTTTGCGTACTGGTGGACCTTTCGTCACCTTTAAGGACATAAGCTATTCAACTAAGCGTGTCTCTGAACTTGTGCTTTTTTGTAAGCCAGGTTATAGACACAATGCTACGGGTGATAAGCTTGTTAGTCCGGGTGAACCCTTCCCAGTTGCTACTAAAACAACTGTGGTTTATGACAGATTCCTATCTCCTCCTGATACATCAGGTGTTGTTGACGTTTCGACACTTGGTTCCTTCCATTCCATGATTTTGGGTTGTTTAACAATCCAATTCTTTGGAAAACGTTAGGCACTACGTCCTAAAAGTAGAAACCGTTGTCTATATCAACATACGACAACAGACTTGGAGTGTATATGTCTATTATTTTAACGAAGTCCAATGGGACTTCTGATATCACTTATGTTCTGCAAGGCATTAATGGTTCCAAAGCTGTTTACTCCAACCAATCCGCTGGGCTTACTGCCCCGGAAACGCTGAGAGTTGAACATACTTTGAGACCTCTTGGTGCCAAGGGTTCTGATCGTCACCTTATCGTTCTTACGAAAGGTGTTGTTGAGACCGCTTCCCTGAATTTTCTTCAGGGTTCCGTTTCTCTCCAGATCACTATCCCTAGGAGCAGCGACTTCACTCTTGCAATGATGAAAGATCTCATTGCTCAGATGACGTCGTACATCAATCTTACGGCAAACGTTACGTCCTTGTACAATGGAGCCACCCCTGAGGGTGATTTCAATGTTACTGGACCTTTTAATCCGTCTATAGCATAGACGTTTTACTCGGTTTGCTTTGAATTGAAGTGGTGATACTCGTTAAAATAAAACATATGCCATGGAGGAAACCCTTTTATGGGAGACCTTAATTGCCATGGACGAGTACTCGCACTCCGTCGTGCTATTGCTGCCGACGGTAGGATTAATGGTGTTCCTTTCTCTGATCTTGATCTCCTTTATATAAGCAATCGCTTATCTAATGAGGGTTCTAGCTTTATTAAGGTTACACTACCCGATTTGGGTCGTGCCCTTGATTTAGGCCTTGTTACTGGACATTTTGCATGTCCTATAGCATTTGGTCTAAGGAAGGATTCCCTGTTGCCTCGGTTGTTCTTTGAAGTTTTTCAAAGAATTTTCTGTGACAACGGCGATTTACGTCCATTATCCGAAGTTCATATCAATTCCATAACGTACTTGCGCCAGATTTTGTTGGTTGATTCTAAGCTCGTTTTCGAGCCTACGTCGATCCAAAGAAATCAGGCTGTGGACGAGTTTTCCGATCGTATGCGTAACCTTAAAAAGTTGCGCCTTCCGAAAGGTCATCCCGTTCTCAAGGAGGCTCGTCGCCTCTTGTCCAAGTATCTTTCTCATCTTGACCTCAGTGATATAACGCCGGGACATGGTCCTGGCGCTACCGCTGAGAGGCTAGATAAGTTCGAACGTTGGGATTTTGTCTCTTGGCCTTCAAAAGCCGAAAGATATTATCCCTACGTCAGTTATGGTAGTCATAGTATCCGTGCAATCCTTGAGAAAGGCAGATACATTCCGTTAACTCGTGAGAGTTGTACGAGATGTTGTCTTGTTCCTAAGGACTACCGCGGACCTCGTCTGATATCGGCTGAGCATACTGTTAACCAGTATCTTCAGCAGGGGCAAATGAGAGCTATAGGTACTTATATTGCTAGGAATAGAATTCTCT